ACTCATTGGGATACTAAAGAAGCATTTGCTGCAGCAATAAACGCATCGGGTGTTCATCCAGATGCAATAAATGTCAACGCAGAATGGGATCTTTATCAATCAGACAGAGAAGGTTACAGGAATCCTCTTAAATTAGAGAAATAAGGTAAAACTTAATAGGAGTATATGATGGCACAAAAAAGAAAAGTATTAAAAGAAGTTCTTTTTGATGATGTGGAAGAAAAAATAGAATATGATTTTTTGACCCGCGACCAGTTTTTTCAAAAAGTACCAGAAACACGGCCAATGTCGGTACGTGGTGTAGAAATGTGGGAAAGATACCTACAAAATCCGAAAGGATTTAAATTTTAGGAGAATATTATGTTACCATTATTATTATTTAATGTTATTTCTAGTCTTGTCGTAGACAAAGCAACAGATTTAGCAATAGAGCATGTGGAAAGTATGATAGATGATTTACTTCCAGAAAGTGCTAAAAAAGAACTGGATAAGGTTATAAAATCAGATCCAAACCATACTTTCACAAATGCTAAAGATGCATTGATGGGAGCGGTTGAAGGAAAATTGCCCATAATTAAAGCTGATGGGACAGTTAAACCAATAGAAATGACATTCACACTTAAATATGATCCTACTACTGGATCAGTTGATATAGATAAATCTTAGGAAGGAATATTATGGCAGTCAAGATACCATTATATAATGGACACCTGACAAAAAACTTTGGGTATCAAGAAATGATAAAAAGTTCTACAGCTGACCGTTTGGGTATCTCAAATGATGCATCAAGAGAACACGTTATCAATTTAGTCAATCTCTGTAATTTTATTTTACAACCAGTAAGAGAAGAATTTGGAGTTATTCGTATCAATAGTGGATATCGTTCTCCTGCATTAAATAAAGCAGTTGGCGGTTCTAAAACAAGTCAGCATTGTAATGGTCAAGCAGCAGACTTTGAATCGACAAGAATTTCTAATCCAGACCTTGCAAAATGGATTTCTGAAAATTTAATATTTGACCAACTCATTCTAGAATTTTATGATGGAGTTGACCCAAATAGCGGATGGGTACATTGTTCTTATGTTCTTGATGGGAGCAACCGCAGTAAAACAATGACGGCTCTAAGAGTCAATGGGAAGACCCAATATAAGACAGGCCTTCTCTCATAGGAGAAGATGTGAAAAAAGTAAGAAATTTCCTAATAGGAATCATCCTCAAAATATATCTCCAAGTATTATTTTTATTTGGTGCATATTTTAGACGAATTCAATGGATTGACAAACAGATCAAATGGTGTTATAATACATTTGACAACTTAGAAATCCCTTATCAAAAATATTATTAATGTTTTATACTAATGTACAGCCTCATGGTAATTACATTGCTTTAAGAGGTGTTAATGATCGTGGTGAATCTTTCAAAGAGAAATTAAACTACGAACCTACCTTATTTGTAGAATCTCATAAACCTCAAAATCCCCAATGGAAAACCCTAGATAATCGGAATGTTGCTCCTGTAAAGTGGGGCTCTATGAAAGAGTCACGCCAAGCCATAAAAGAGTATGGTGGTAATGTTTTTGGGTTTGACCAGTTTCAATATTCTTTTATTTCTGATAATTATCGTGGTATGATAGACTACGATTTAGATAAGATTAAGATTGGATATATTGATATTGAAACCAGTTCTGAACATGGTTTTCCAGATGTAAGAAATGCGAATGAAGAAGTCTTGGCCATCTCTTATCGTTGTGGAGAAACTTTTAGAGTATATGGCTGTCAGGGATATGAACCAAGTGAAGGTATTCTGTATGTTCCTTGTACAACTGAAGAACATCTTTTACTTGAATTTGTGAATGATTGGTCTATGAATTATCCAGATATTATTACTGGATGGAATTCAAGGTTTTTTGATATTCCATATCTTGTCAATCGTATAGTCAAAGTTCTTGGTCAAAAAATGGCTAACAAACTTTCGCCTTGGGGTTGGTATAAAGAGAACGAAATAAATCTATTCGGTAATAGAAAACAACAGGTTTTTGAACTGGTTGGTATTTCAAGCATTGATTACATGGATGCTTACAAGAAGTTTACCTATGTCAATCAAGAGTCTTATTCTTTGAATCACATTGCCTATACAGAGTTGGGTGAAAAGAAATTAGATTATTCAGAATATTCTTCACTACATGAACTGTACAAAACAAACTTTCAGAAGTTCGTTGACTATAATGTTCGTGATGTTGTCTTGTTGGAAAGATTAGAAGAAAAGCTGAAACTCTTGGAGATGATAATCTCACTTGCATACATGGCCAAGTGTAACTTCAATGATGTGTTCAGTCCTGTGAAAATGTGGGATTGTATTATCTTTAATCATTTGAAAGACCAACAAATTGTTGTTCCACCAAAGAAACATGAGACTAAATTAGAAGCATACGAAGGTGCCTATGTGAAAGATCCTCAAATTGGTCGGCATAAGTGGGTTGCTAGTTTTGACTTGAATTCTTTGTATCCACATCTGATAATGCAATATAATATTTCTCCTGAGACTCTTGTAGGTATGCATACTGAATCTGGTTTGGTAGATGCTTTACTTGATAAAGAATTTGACGTTGCTTTTCTTAAAGAGAAAAATCTTACCATGACTCCAAATGGTTCTTTGTATACTCGTAAAAAACAGGGGTTTCTTCCTGCTCTTATGGAAAAGATGTATACAGACCGCGTCAAGTATAAGAATCTGCTGCTTACAGAACAAAAGAAAGGTAAGGCTGCAGATACTAATAAATTGGCTCAGTATCATAATATGCAGATTAATTTAAAGATTGCTCTTAACTCAGCTTACGGAGCTCTTGGTAATCAATGGTTTCGTTTTTATGATGTGAGGAATGCTGAAGCCGTATCAGTTGCGGGTCAACTTTCCATTCGGTGGGCTGAGAGAGCAGTCAATCAATACTTAAATAAAATATTAGAAACAGAAAATGATGATTATGTCCTTGCTTCCGATACTGACTCTCTGTACGTTACTCTTGATTCTCTCGTACAAAAGGTAGGTCTTACAGATACAGATAAAATTATAGAGTTCATGGATAAGGTTTGTGAAGGTAAAATTCAAGATGTGATTGATAAATGTTATGATGAAATGGCTGAGTATGTTAATGCATTTGAACAAAAGATGGTAATGAAACGTGAAGTCTTAGCAGAGGTTGGTATTTGGACTGGCAAGAAACATTACATTCTGAATGTTCATAATTCTGAGGGTGTTCAGTATGATGAGCCTAAACTAAAGATTATGGGTATTGAGGCTGTCAAGAGTTCTACACCAGAACCTTGCCGTAATGCTCTCAAAGAGGCACTCAAAATTATGATGAATGGAACAGAAGAAGATGTAATCAACTACATTGAAACTTTCAAGACAAAGTTCAAGACACTTCCTACAGAAGAAGTTTCTTTTCCAAGATCTGTGAAAGGCCTTGCCAAGTATCATGATGCTGCGTCAATCTATCAAAAGTCTACACCGATTCATGTTAAAGGTTCTTTAATCTACAATAAGATTTTACAGAACAAACGATTGACTAGAAAGTATCCAAAAATTCAAGAAGGTGAGAAGATTAAGTTTGCTTATCTAAAAGAACCTAATCCAACTGGTGATACCGTAATTGCTATGTTAAATGCTTTACCAGATGAGTTTGAGTTGAAACCTTACATAGATTATGAAAAACAATTTTCCAAATCTTTCCTTGATCCTATAATCGGTATTCTCAATGTTATCGGCTGGGAACATGAAAGAAAAACTAATATCATGGAATTCTTCACTTGACAAATCTTTTAAATATGATATAATAAACGTATGTTAAGTAAAAAAGAAATAATGGTTTGGATTTTTATACTTATTGTAGGTATAATATTAGCATGGACATTACGATTGGAAGCAGGAATATGAATATTTGGGTAGAATGGTTTAGATATGAAGACACTAACAATACTTGGGCACAGATGAGGGAACAACCTAAGTGGAATCCACCCCCATCAACAGAAATTCAAAGAAGATTTTTCGATAAACATGAAGATGCGGCTGAGTTCGCAAAAAGAAAGAATGATGAGGGTTATCATGCAACAATCAAAACAGATAAGGGGCGATAATAATATGGCTAATGACAAAATCAAATGGGACAGCTATGACAGTTCTTCTAAGGACACTAATACAGCACACAATACCTGGGCGGGCTTTTGGATGATGGTTTTCATCATTTCTGCCATCATGGCAACTTGGGGAACACCAGACCTGATTGACGCCTGGATATACTATCTTTCAGACGGGGCTCTAAAGTGAGGGGAGAGGTCATGCCTGGAAGGTTCAGAGAATCTTCTTCCAGTATAGGTTTCCTGACTTACACCCTCAGTAAATATTTATAAGTATGAAAAAGAAACGAGTAGGC